AGTCTAAAAATTCAGATTGCTCTCTTGTTTCCTCTTGCTTGATGTAGCGATTTGCTTCTCGAATGTCTGCAAATGTCATTGTCACGAAATAACTCCCTAATCCGTGATACCTAAATTTCATCCGCCAAATCATCCTAAATAAACGATAAAATATGGCAGAAGGAAAAAGGCCACCGTGCAGAAGATAATCAAGCCAAGGGCCATAAACAAGCATTCCGGATCTTCCTGGTGCCGTTCGATAATGTAAGTGATTAATTTTTTCATTTTTTGTTTGTTTAAAAGTTGCCAAAGAATCCGCTTTGGCTCGGGTTAAAATTATTTAGCAATTGCTAAAATAAATGATCCGCAAGAATTTGAGACCTCAATACCTTGAAAATTATCATTTTCATAAGCATAAAAATAATCTCTTGAATTTCCTACAAACCAAGCACCATCAATATTTAAAGTGTCTTTTTTCAACCATTCTTTTGGTTGTTCTTTTGCAAAATCAAAACTTGATTTGCAACTTTGTACGCAATCAGTCATTCCATCAAAACGACTTTCAACAGAAATTAATAAGTTTTGACGATTCTTGTTAACAAAACTTTTAACGGTGGATAAGGTAATTTTTTTCATTGTTTGATTGGTTTAAAATAGCTTCGTTGCTATCGTGATATAAAAGTACAAAAACTTTTTGAATAAAAAAACTTTTCTATCTTTTTTTTTCAAGCAAAACAAAAATCCCCACCGATAAAATCAGCAGGGATTCAAATGTATTCACTCTTAAACCTAAACAAACTATGAAAATCAAATGTAATTAAAATAAATGAGATATTCGTGCAATTTGTCCGTGTATCTTTGAATGTAAAAATCCTTCAATGGCTCTTGGTGCGTGAACATAGCCATTACGATGATGCCAGGAGTCTGCACCCGATGGACTTCGAAGACTTTCAACCGTTACCCCGATAAAATCTTTGCTTGTCTTATGATGAACGTGATGGGTGTAAACATACCGGTGCTTTGTATCGGCCCAATTTTGTTTTGCCTCCTCTGCCATTAATAATCCAAGGTCTGTAATCTTGGCCCCATCGCCGTGCGTGGTTCCAATCAAATTGTTATAATACCGGTAATACTTGCGATGATTAATAGAGCAATCAAATGTAATTGATTCATCTAACCGAAACCAAGATTGGATAGCGTCGGCCAAAAAGAATCCATTAGTATAATCGTGATTTGATGGATTATAAGTTATGTGAACCTTTGCAATCAATCTCAGCTTCTCAATCACATCAACATATAACTGCTTCGCCATTAAAAAATTTGTGTACCACATTCCGTCAGTGTCCTGGAACGTTCCGCTTGTTGTGGTCCGCTTTGGTGTGTCAATGTGCAGAATATCATTACCAATAATCAAAAGGATTTGATCTATTTCAAAACCTTTGACCTTATTTAAAATTCCTTCAACTCCTTCGTGTACTCTTTTGACTGCTATGTTACTATTGTAATCCTCGCCCGTTTCGAATGCCGTGGCTAATTTACCAATGTGAATATCTGCCGGATCAACAACCAACAAATGGCCATCATTACAATCTTTATATACAATCGGCTCATAATTAATAGAGTGCTCATTCATCGATTCGACAATGGCATCCCTTAAATTTTCATAAGTCTTTTGGACTTTATCCAATTTAACCGCTACCGAATATTCTTTTGTCTTATCCCAGTACAAAGAAACATCACTAACATTTATTCCCCTTTCCTCGCAATGATTCGCAAGGCCCTGATGATCTTCTTTAATTTTAGCAAGGTCAACGTAATTGTTCCAGGCCTTTCGTAGATTTTCAGAATTGTAATCGTATTTCTTGCCGATTATTCTTGTCGCTTCGCCTTTTGATTTGGCTTTGCCATCATTCATTAACTCAATGGCTTCGATTACCATTTGTTTAAAACGTGGCCTCATAGTTTATTATTTTCGTAATCAAACATTAATTCATCCACTAAAAATTCGATGTTATTCATCACTTTCATACGAAGCACGAAACCGGCATCATCCACATATTCGATATTTGTCATTACATCCATCATAGTATTTAGCAATTCGGTTGTTTTTTCGGATTTAGTGATTGGTTTTTCCACCGGTTCTACTTTTATTTCGTACATAATGCTCCAAAAATCAAAATCATAAATAATAAACTATTGCGTTGCCAACCATTACGCTTCCTTTTTTCTTCGCTTCTAATGAATGATTTTTGAACTGCTAAGGTATTGTTATTACTTATATATAAAGAATCCTTTAGAATCGATATTTGACCCCTATAAATTGAATCTTTTGCGATTAAATACTTACGTTCTTTTAAGTCGTGAATGATTACATCAACTAAATCAGAAGATAAACAAATTTGTTTACCGGAATTTGGAATAGTTTTTAAGAAATTCTGCCCTTGTACTATCATCGTAGGCGTAAGGAATGCGACCAATAGCAGAATCGATTTGAAGTATTTTGCGATCATTTTGATTAATTATTAAAGAATGATTAACCTGGTCTTTTTTAGTCCAATTTTTATAAAACCAAGCCATAAAAAACAAAAGCAGTAACATCGTTACCGCCTTTATAAAATTAATGTACTCCTCCAAAATAATGACCGGCTTCCACCTTTCTTCGTTCAGTTAATCCTTTTAAAACTTTGCCTCCGCATTTATTCCATTTTAAGAACTCGTCCTTAATTAATGGATCATTTGGATCTGCGTTTACTTTTTTAAGCAATGTGCTTGACTTTAAAGAGCCAGCACCCAAGTTGTAACAAAACGAAACCAAGGCATCAAACTGATTTTGATTAATGTCATCACGGCAAAACGAATCCACACTATGCTCATAATGTTTAATTACATTTAAAAATATTTCAGTTGCCCTGGCTTCACTAATTGGCGGATCAGTCATTTTAACCTTTGTGCCATCCGGATAATAAGTACATCCGATTGATATTGTCGGAATGCCAGCCGGGCAGAGATATGGTTTTAATGTGATTCCCTCATATAGTTTTATCAATCTTAGACCTCCTGGACTTATTTGGTTGATTTTCATCTAATCCTAATTTGAGTTTTAATTCTGCGTTCTCTCCTCTTAAATTTTGTACCTCTGTAGTTAGTGCATCTACCTTGTCACTTAACTCTTTGACTTTAGCCGACATATCTTCGGCCGTCACTTTCCACATTGCAATGATTTCTTTTGTATTGGCGATTTCAGACGCATTAACATCTAAATTCTCTTTTCTTTTCCCAACTATCCAACCTAAAAAAGCAGTTATTGCACCGGTAACTGACGGCACGAAGATGTCATCGTAAATCATTAATCCTTTTTTAATACGTTTAATAATTGAGCTTTCGCAAGAATGGTAAATGATTCGGATTCCTCAACAAAACTTTTTAAAGTTCCTTGATCCACGGAATCTAAATCAATGACCTCGCCTTTATTTAATGCTAAGGCCCACTCCCACATTTTTAATGCGTTTCCTTTATTGGCCCCGACTAATGAAGTGGCTAATAATTTTCCAGCATTTGCACCCTCGATTGGTTCACTATCCAATCCTAACAAGTCGAAATTGAAATCTAATTTCATTGGTTGATTTTTAAAATGTTAAACAATATCCATAAATAGCAAATTCAAAAATATTTACAACCACGGTAATGGCTTGCTTACAATTACATCCATTTTATAGGCAATCTCACAATCCAAAGCAAATTCGATTTCCTCTAAATTTAACGATGATTCTAACCACCCAATTACAAGTTCCTCGGTAATTTCTTCGAATGGTTTAAATGCTGATTCATTTGGCGATGTCAAACCTAAACTACCAGGAATTGAAACCCCATCTTTTACTGCGTTATAGTTTACCGTTACAATGATGTTTTCGAATCCATCAATAGATTCAGAGCAAACCAATTCTTTAATTTCAAATTTAATAGCCATATTAATTTAATTTATAAGTTTTTTAATCGTATAACACTTGTATAATTTCCCCAGGTCTTTACAGTAAATTCTTGATTTCCTTTTGTTGGAAGTCTTACCGTATGCGTTGACATTGTGTATCCATTATTAAAAGGATTTGTGATAATCAAAAGTGCCTCCGTTCCATCAGCTGATAATTTATAAGCTGAAATAGGTAACTGGGCATTGTATAACATTATAGGGAAATTCGTTGTATTAGTATCCGTGTTTGAAGTCCAAACTGCTCCATTTTTATATTCCGGTTTTACCCATTCAGTATTTGCACCAACGATGTCACGATTTTGTAAAACTTGCCAGTAGCCTATATGAAACCAATCATAGGCCCCATTATTAATTGTAAATAAATCGCCATAAACAAATCGATCCGGTGTATCCTCTACCGTTAAATGATTGAACTCTCCACCGATTGGCGGATTATTATCCCATAGGTATAAACCATCCATATACGCAAATGACCACACGGCTATTGTTTGATTATGTGATGGAGGATTATTGGGTTTATAAGAATTTAAACCACCACTTGAATTATTATAACCTTTCCTTTCTCCTCCAAAATCTGATAAACCAGTTACATTTTCCATATATTGCCAGGAATAGCCACATACTTTTTTAGTTTTTGAATCGGTAGTTCCTAAAATTTCAAGAATTATTTTTTTAGAAATATCATATGAATGAACCAAGTTATAAACATACCATTTTGTGACAACCGTTTTTAAATAATCAGTTACAAAAAAGTGAGAATAGGCATTAATTCCGCCTTTATAAAATGGATGATAATTTGACATTGCCGTTTTGTTTCTTGTGCCATCGACAAAGTATTCTTTATAGTCTTTATAAAGGTCAGTAGTTTTGACCGTTGCAACCGAAACGCTTGGATCAACATATCGCCATCCAGCAGTTCCACTTCCTTCGTATCCTACTGTGTATATTCCTTCCGCATAATTTGAAAATGTTGGAATAACACCGCCCAATGTTGCCCAAGAATTTGAAATAGAATAGGTCTTACAATTGTTCCAAAGTTCGGCCATTGCCAAACCGAATTTTTCGTTATTCCTTCCAGGCCCCGCCACTAATTCAAAATCAAATTGAACGTGCTTACCGTGATTTGTATTTCTTGAAGCTCCACTTTGTGCATTAGGATTAAAAAAATCAAGCATCAAATTTGCTGGAGAATTACTATAATAATTAGTACCCGAATTTATTTCAGTTGTCCATTGATATGGATTTAATTGAGAATAGGTTTTATTTATTATTCCATTATTAAAAGTCCAAGATGCTCTTTCAGTAGGATCCGTGATTAATAATGATTCCCATAATCCAACAACCCAAGACATTTGAGCATCCGTTGGCGGATTTGAAAAATTACTTCCGTTTGTCGCATTATAGGTAAATTGTCCAGCAGATTTAAACATCGTGTCTGCGTTAAAAACGTGCGAATCAGCATACGCATTTAATCTTAATATATCTTGTGATGGATTGCTTCCATCATAACGCATCCAATAATTCGCATTTGGAGGAGTCCCGTATAAAGTATCTTTAAAATAACCCCAATTAGCTAATGTATATCCTTTTTTATCAACACTTGAATTTCTATAAGTTCGTTTTGACACATTTAGACTACCGCTTCCTTTATTAACCATATCAAACAAAAATATGGTTTTAGTCATCCAATCCTTTTGATTTGCGTTTTTGTCGTTGATTTGTAGAACGTTTGGAAATCTCTTAAAAAACGATGGATATTCTCCCGAATATAATGGAATGATATAATCAGGTCGAAAGTAATAATTAACTCGACCTTCTACCGTTGTCCGTGCTAAATCTTCCGCAACGTGGATAATGGCTGAAATAAAATTATCACTAACAAAACCTGGAGTTGTTACACCATCTTTTATGTTTTGGTACCATTCTCCGGTCATCAATTGAAGATCATAACCTTTCATTGCAGACACATCAATGTTTGTTAGTGCCGTTGAAACTATTTCGCCCTGGTCGATTACCCATTTCTTTGAATGTGCATAACTTCTTGATGTCCAATATCCATCCGTAACTAATAAACTACCATTGATTGATAAATTAGTACCTATGTTTCCAGGTTCATTATTATCATTCGGCACAAATTCGCCCGTAGAATACAAAGCCACTTGATCATCTACCCAACTTGTATCTACTCCGGATAAAATTAATTCCGTTTTTGATCCACTAATTTTGCCATCACTTCCAAGTGTCACATAATACGATCTAAATTGTGGCGAAGGAATAACATAATTTCCGGAAGGTGCTAAAGTTGTTAATCCCGGATTAGTGTAAAAAATGGTTGTGTTATCAAGCAAATTATTGTTTGCATATAAGATCGCCGAATCTTGTTCAGTTTCAGGATTGATTAATTTTGTCCTTGCATCGCTAATGCTTGAATATGCCATTATTTTAGAACGTAGTATGTTTGTGGATAAAATACGACTGGGCCTCCGCTATATCCATAGAATTGAGACATATTAAACGTAGTTGTAAACCCAGCATCAATTGACAATTGTTTTAACGAATTGGATGATGAAGGAATTGCCGCTTTTATATCAG